TATTTATTGTTTTGATGTTTTTGAGAAATTATAATCTTGAATCCCACTGGTAGTTAAAGTCATCAAAAGGATATAGTTTCTCTCTTTCACTCCTCCATATATCACCGTTGGCATCTTTTTCCACTTCCTCATTTAGACCGTTGTCGATGAAACCAAATGGCACATGTTCTATATCCATTAAGTTCATCTGTTCTGACTGTAAAACAAATCTAATATCATTAGATACGGTTTCTTTGAATAGCCTTTGTGATGTTAACCATCCAAAATGAACCAAAGTCATGGCAAGATCATCATTACTACCTTCTTCTGCCATAAATGTTTTCTTATTAGCTGAAAATGATGATAGTTCCATGATAGTATCAGCATCGAATATAAGCAACTTATCGTTTTCTACCAAGGCCTTTAGATTAGCACAACCAATATTCTTAGTTTGTGCCGACATCTTTAGACCAAATGCAAGTTTGTTTTTACCTGCCGCAAACCCTCCTGAGGCCTGCGTTCCTTGTTTACCTTTTTGTTGAAATTTTAATAGATTGTCATAGTATAATTCAAAATGTAAAATGTCAGCAACTTGTAAACCAATTGAATTAATTTCAACCAATACAAAGGCATCGTTAAATCTTTTACCGATGGAATATATTACCGAAGGTAAAAGTATTGGTGCTATTTCATTATTGCGGTATTTAGCAACCTGTCGGTATGGTATCTCCGAGACATCAAAGATTGAAAACGTTGAGTAATCTAATCCTTGTCCTTCTGCTACGTCTACACACATTACATATGTTCGTTTAGGTTGTGGTAGTTCGTAAACGTCCAGACCATCTTTGGATTCAATAGGAGACTTAAAGGAGAGTGTTCTTAACTTAGCACCACTAATGAGTGTATTCGTTGATCCTAAGAACTCACAACCAAACTCTTGGTCGAATTGCCTTTGCGAGGTATTACGGATAGTTTGTTCCGCCCAGGCCTGGTCGCGCCCGGGAACCATAGACCAGTGGATCTCAATAGGTTTATAATCTGACCTGCTTTCTACAGAATCCATCCACATCTTGTAGAAAAGATTCATGCCGTTTGGAGTCGAAACGATAACCACCTTAGATGTTTTACCAGAAGAGATTGTAGGATAGGTAGAAGCAAAGAACTCTTCGGCGATATTATTAGGAACGAACGCAAACTCGTCCAAGAAAATGATGTTGAACGACATACCACGAACGGAACTACCTGATGTGGAGTCGGCAAGAACTCTTGATCCATTTGCCAGATGAATAGAACCTTTGTTCCATTCTTTGATGCCCTGTTTGAGAAACATAGGCAGATATTCAAATGCCAGTTTTAACCTTTGTAGAATTTCACGGGCAGTTGGTGCACGGTTTGCCAATATGGCAATCATCATATTCTCATTAAATAGAACTTGGTGTAACAAATATGCCACACTTGTTGTTGTCTTTCCGACCTGTCGAGGAAGTTTACAGATAGAGAAACGATTATTATAGAAGGTGTTTAACATATCTTCCTGAAAGTCCCACATAGCAAAGGGCATAAGACCTTTATCGATGTTGACGATCTTCATATATTTTTTGGCAAAGTAAACCGGATCATCCGCACACTTTAGATATTCATCAAGTTCTTTCTGTGTAAAAGAATGACGATATTGTTCGCTAGGAAGGTTAGGATTATTCTGATAACTGAACGGTAGACGAGCCATCTTCTTCTTTCTTTTTCTTTATAGCCGATAATAACTCTGCGGCCGATCCGACAAAGACTGCTTGCTCCACGTTTATGTTGCCCTCGGTATTCTTTCTACGAGGGTCGGATTCTGGATCAGGTCCTTTAAGGTCCTTTGTCATCTTCTGAAGGTTATATAGGTCTTTAGTTGTGTCACCAACCGTTTTAATTAAAGTTGATACAACCTCAAACCCTCTGGCGGATTCATTTTGCCTGGCAATAGTTGAAATCTCGTCTATTGCTTCACTACCTTTTTCAATAAGGTTACGAAGAACCTTTCTTGCCAGTAAATAATCTTCTTCCTGGTCAGAAAGATCAGATTTTGGTGGTTCGTATGGAATGATTTCTTCTTTTTTCACTTCAATTGGTGGTAAAACCTCATGGTCTATATCAAGAGCATCAGATAATTTTTTAGTCATTTTTCACTCTTGGGTTTAGATTGATTATATGTTCTATTTATCCAGAATGATTATAACGATTGAGCATCATTAAACAGTTTGTCGGTTTCATCATTAGTCAAACCATAATGATTACCAATATAGTATAATAAAGGATTACCTTTATAAAAAGTAGGTGAGGAAGATAATAACATTTCTGCGGTATATCTACTTGTTATATTGTCAATAGTATTTAAAACATCCAAGAAAGAATCTGATAGTTGACCATTAATAGCATTATCAGCCTCTTGCTGCGTTATAAGGCCTTGTTTAGACAATTGATTGAAATACTGTTGTCTTGTAATGGTTATAACCGGGTCTGGAGTTCGATTAAACATATTGTATTCCTTGTGAATTGTTATTAAGGTTTGGGGAACTGTGCTTTGACAGCATCACAATCTGTCAACCACTTTTCGAATTTAGAAGGATCGCCTCTTTCTTTCCAATATATGGCGTCGACCAAAATGCCTAGATGTGGATAAGAATCCGCTCTTTGGTCCTGATATGAAGCAGGTTCTTCTATAATTGGTTTATCAATAAGTTGTTTGGTATTAACATCAACCATTTTGTTTCTGAGAATATTATCATCATATAACCCTCTTGGAAATAACAGCGTAGGTTTTCCTGCATCAACTTCTTTACGAATAATTTCTTCTTTCTGAAAACCTACATTAATTATGAAACCTGTTACTGGGTCGTATCTTAAAAAGTTCATCGTTTGAACTCCGTTAATGTTAATGTTACCTCATCTGTTCCTCTTGTTGAACCAGAAGCACTACCTACAATCAATTGACCATTGCTTCTATACGCTCTTACATAGTAAGTAACATATCCATTATTACCAGCATAAGCATTTTTGATTGTTGAAGCATTAATTACATAATCTGCACTAGGCGTTTGACCGGTCCATAGAATTGCATCAAAAGATGTTGCAGCAGTTTTGAATGTATTAGTTGTAGGATTTGTTGAGAAACACATGATTGGCGCATCTTTAACGAATACGGCGTTAGCAGGATTTGCTTGGTATCCTGCCGGCGCAACATATAGTGCAATATTACCTGCAATACCAGCACTAACATCTGCTGCTGCTATGGAATCATTACCTGTATAGGTCGTTGATAATAGAACAATCGAATTGTTTGTTGATTGAGATTCGAGAATAACAAACCCTTGATAACCACGATTATACTGAGCATCGGTTACAGAATTTAGAGCAATCTTTTCTGTTGTGATACTACCGGTAACCATAACATTACCATTAACAACTATATTGGAATCGATTTCAAGGGTGTAGATTACACCACCACCGTTTGCTCTTTGAACACCGGTGAACACTAGGCCGCCAGTAACACCATTAATATTAGACTGAATGGCCCACTGAGAACCAAGGCCGTCGGTTGTATTGAAAGATTCGGAGATAGACGCAGCGGCCACACCAATACCTGAAGTATCCAGATATCCGTCGCTGGTAATAGAAAAGGCAATTTCTGAAACGGCATTTGTACCAGACTCGCCAAATGTACCTAAGTAGCCTCCTGTAACAGCATATGTGCCACCATAATCCTCTACTCCTGTACCTTCGCCTCGTTCGGGAATACCTACAAGTACATAAGAACAGTTTTGTGTCCAATAATCGCGAGCTGCTTGGTTGCTATTAAAAAATACATTTCGTTCAGTATCACCAAAGCTCATTCTAGTTCCGCCGCACCGTGCAATTGAATTTGAAAGGTTATTTAATAAGCGGAAACTATAAGGATTATAAAATGTATTCAATACAATAACGTTATTGGAATCGATGCTATCCAATTTTTGTGCTAACGCTCTAGATGCATTTCCATTAGCTTGTAATCTATCGATTCTAAGATTACCATTAGAAGTATAATGTAGATAAGCTTGTGAACCACCTGTATTTGCACCATAAACAATACTCCAATTCAGGAATTCATGATAAGTGTTATAATTTGCGTTGAATACAATATTACCGTTTGCACGATTAATAACCCAAAGGTTATAACCATGTTGTGGTATGGTCTTAGCACCAATAGGTGACGAATTACTCTGTCCATCGACAAACAATCCACCTCTGGCGGCCGCTGTATTGGCACCACTCCAGGCCTTAGCACCTACTGACCTAACAATATAACGTCTACCAATAGAATTTGCTAAATTGGCAGAGGTTGAAGTTAATGTGGTAATCTGTTGTGCTAATGTAGAATTTCCTGTTGATAGTGCCGTAATTTGTGTATTAACGGATGCAATAGAGTTGTTGACATTAGTGCTAAAAGAATCAACTCTTTGTGCCAAGGCAGTATTACCAGTAGATAAGGCACTAATGCCACTAGTGGCAAAGGCAAGACTGTTATTAACATTGGTAGATAATCTAGTAATACTTTGTGCCAAGGCAGTATTACCAGTAGATAAGGCACTAATGCCACTATTGGCAAATGCCAAACTGTTATTAACGTTTGTGGAGAATGAATCCACTCTACTTGAAATTGCAATATTACTATCAGCTAAAGTTCTAATCTGACTGGTATATAATGAAAAACTGGAGTTTACGTTTGAACCAAGTCTATCAATTCTGAATGCCGTTGCACTATTGGCATTAACTAATGCTGTTGTTTGCTCGTAAACATTTGCAAAAGATGTATTCATATTAGCGGATAAACCACTAATCTGTGTGGCAAATACCGAGTTAGGTGTTGCAACGACACCAACATAAGTATAAAGGTTAGCAATACTGGTATTAACATTAGCAGAAAGACCGAGAACGGATGCAGCAATTGATGTATTGCTATTGGAAAGAGTATAAATTTGATTGTTAACGGTTGCAAAGTTATTACCGACATTAGAACTAAGGTTAGTGAAACTTAATGCCAGAGCGGAAGTATTGGTGGTTAGCGCCACCAACCCACTATTTACCGATGCTATGCGGTTATTAACGTTGGTGCTAAGGTTGGTGATACTTTGTGCCAAGGCAGTATTACCGGTACTTAA